ATATTGAAATGGCTCTTGCTGGATTCAGTAAAGATGATGTTGAGGTAGAACTTAAAGATGGTACATTAACCATCTCTGGTTCTAAATCTGAAGACGAACGTGATTATGCGTACAAAGGTATATCATCTCGCAAATTCTCTAGGAGCTTTAGGCTCGCTGAGTATGTTGTTGCAGATGGTGCTGATCTAGTGGATGGTATTCTTGTAGTTAATCTACAATTAGACATTCCAGAAGAAAAGCGTCCTCAAAAGATCAAAATAAACTGATCTTAATTAAGATAGGGGAACTGAAAAAAGTTCCCTTATTTTAAAAATAATTGTTTACAATTGACTGAATCTATGGTATAATAGACACTATATGAATTTTTACACAAATGTTGCTCGTTATGGAAATATGCTTCTTTATAGAGGTATAAGAAATGGTCAACGAGTCCAAAAGAAAATCAAATATAAACCTACACTCTTTGTAGGTACAACTAAAGCAACTAAATGGAGTTCCTTGGATGGAACACCTGTTGCGCCAATTAAATTCGAATCCATGAGAGATGCCAAAGAATGGATTCAAGAAAACAATCAAGTAGCTGGCCGGCTTATCTTTGGTAACACTAGATATCAATCATGCCTAATTAATGATCTATTTCCTGGCCAGATAGAATTCGATCGCTCCAAGATTAATGTAACCACAATTGATATTGAGGTACAATCAGATGGGGGATTTCCTGAGCCAAAAGATGCTTTGAAACCCGTCACTGCTATTTGCCTAAAGAACAATATTGATAATACATATTATGTTTGGGGACTAGGAGATTATGATGTATCTAAATCTCTTATGAAAACCAATAGAGTAATCTATAAGAAATGCATTGATGAGAAAGAACTATTAGTAGATTTTATTAATCATTGGTCTACCCCTTCGAATACTCCTGATGTTATTACTGGATGGAATTCTAAATTCTTTGATATACCTTATTTGGTTAATAGAATCACTAGAGTATTTGGTCCAGACTTAGGGGAGCAAAACATTAAAAAGTTCTCTCCATGGGGAATGGTAGAACGAAGACAAGTTCGAATAGCTTATAAATCTATGAATAGAGATGAGACCTACGACTTCCAGGGTATATCTCATATGGATTATATGGAAGTATTTAAGAAATTTGGTTATGCATATGGTCAACAAGAATCGTATGCGCTTAATCACATTTCTTATGTAGTGTTAGGTGAGAAGAAAATCTCTTATGAAGAGCATGGTTCACTTAACAAATTATATGAAGATGATCACCAAAAGTTTATTGATTACAATATTCGCGATGTTGAGCTAGTAGATAGATTAGAAGACAAGATGGGATTAATCACCCTTGCTCTGACTATAGCATATCGTGGTGGAGTTAATTATCCAGATGTATTTGGAACTACAGCAATCTGGGATACAATCATTTATAGAGATCTCTATCAGAATAATATAATAGTTCCCTTCCCAACAGAATCTATTAAAACAACTTATGCAGGTGGATATGTTAAAGATCCACAAGTAGGGATGCACGATCATGTGGTATCATTTGACTTAAGTAGTCTATATCCCTCTTTGATTATGCAATATAATATGTCACCTGAAACAATTGCAACTGGTCAAACAGTAGATGTGAATGTAGATTCCATGTTAGAAGGTAAGCAAAAGGTTTATAAAGATGGGTATGGATTATGTGCAAATGGGCAATACTTTCATACTGAGAAGCAAGGAGTACTTCCTAGAATTGTTGAGGAGATATTCACAGAAAGAGTAGGGGTTAAAAAAGAACAAATTAAAGCTCAGCAAGCTTTGCAAAGAGTAGACCCAGAAGACAAGCAAGAAATTTATAGAATCGAGAGGGATATATCTACTGCAGAGAATAGACAAATGGCTCTTAAGATTCTACTCAATAGTTTATATGGTGCTCTTGGCAATCGTTACTTCAGATATTTTGATCAACGTATTGCCGAGGCAATCACTTTATCAGGACAATTGGTTATTAGATGGGGTGAACAATCTATTAATAAGTACTTAAATAAGGTCCTTCAGAGCTCCTCAGACTACGTCTTAGCAATAGATACAGACTCCTTATATGTAGGGTTAGGGCCCCTAGTTAAGAAGTTCTCTCCAGCTAAGCCAGTGGACTTCCTAGATAAGATCTGCCAAGAAAAATTAGAAGAGGTCTTTACAGATTGCTATGAAAATCTATTTCAGAGATATGGTGGAATAGAAAACAAAATGGTTATGAGCCGAGAGGTTATTGCTGATAGAGGAATCTATCTAGCTAAAAAGAGATACATTCTAAACGTATTAGATAATGAGGGAGTTCGATTTAATATTCCCAAGATCAAAACAGTAGGAGTTGAAGCTAATAAGAGCTCTACCCCAGAAGCATGTAGAGATGCTTTAAAAAATATCTTTAAAGTTATTATATCTAAAAATGAGGAAGAGGTACAAAAAGCAATAGACCAATTTAAAACCCATTTCTTCTCCCTTCGTCCAGATGAGATTGCTTTTCCTAGAGGAGCTAATAATATAACTGGATTCTCTGACAATCAACTAATTTATAGAAAAGGTACTCCGATACACGTTCGAGGTGCTCTTCTCTATAACTTAAAAAGAAAGGACTTAGGGTTAACCCAATATCCTAATCTTAGAAATGGAGATAAAGTTAAATTCTTATATCTTCGAGTTCCTAATCCAATAAAAGAAAATGTAATAGCATTTCCAGATTATCTTCCAAAAGAGTTTGGATTACATCGATATATAGATTATGAATTACAATTTAAAAAATCTTTCCTTGATGCAGTTGATCCTATTCTTACTGCCGTAGGGTGGTCAGCTATAGAAATAAGCACATTAGAGGAATTTTTTGGATAAAAAGGTTTACAAACAAGTAAAACTATGATATAATAGAGGCCATATGAGCAAAAATAACAAACCAGAAAAAGAAATCAAACTTCTCCGATTAACCTCGGGTGAAGAAATTATAGCAGAGATTAGTCATTCATCACAGACTATTTCGGTACATGATGCTATTATTATGATCCCTGCGGGTGAAGGTAAGATAGGTATTATGCCTTGGATGCCTTACACTAAAGCTAAGGATGGATTAAAATTAAAAAAAGAAGACGTGATGTTTATAATTGATCCGATTCAAGATCTAATAGATCAATTTAAATCTGCAAGAAGTGGTATTGTAACACCACCAAAAGGGGTAATACATTCATGAGCTCAAATTGGGTAAAAGATATATCTGATATGCAGGAGAAGTTCGGCATTCAAGATTGGATGGAAGAACCTGGGAATAGACACCTCCTCTTTGAATTCTTACGATTCAGAATGACTTTCCTGCAAGAAGAATTTGAAGAAACAACCCAAGCGTTCTCGGCCGGAGACCCGGAAGAGTTTATTGATGGACATATAGACTTATGTGTTATCGCAATAGGTACATTATTAGCCTTTGGGGTTGATATAAAGAAAGCCTGGGATGAGGTACATAAAGCCAATATGGCAAAAGAAGTTGGTACTAAACCAGAAAGACCTAATCCATTTGGATTACCAGATTTAATGAAACCCGAAGGCTGGGAAAATCCTTCACATTATGGAAACCATGGAAATCTCACTGACAATATTCGATAGTATATACGACAGTCAAACTGTAAAAAGAATGGATTATGAATTGTTCGAACAATTTGAGCAAGTCTTATATCGGCTAGCAGAAGGAAACAAATATGAAAAGAAATCACAAGCCCCGCTTATCAGCCCAGCAATTTATACCAAAGGTACAACCCGAGCTAATGACAATGTTATTGCGTGGGGTGGTTTTGGTATTATTGATGTTGATAACTTCTCAGGTGATTTAAAAGAAATTGAATCTAAATATGAAAAATATAAATATATATGTTATTCAACAGCAAGTTCTACAGTAGAACATCCAAAGTTTAGATTAGTATTCCCATTAACCAAATGGGTAGAAAAAGATAATATCAAGCATTTTTGGTATGCACTTAATAAAGAAATAGGAGGTATCGCAGATGCCCAAACAAAAGACTTATCCAGAATGTATTACGTTCCATCTCAGTACAGAAATAGTTTCAACTTCATCTTCTCCCATGATGGAGAAGTTATGGACCCAGATGAGCTCATGGTACGATACAAATACGCAATACCAGCTGAGAGCTTTTTCGATCGCCTTCCAGATGCCATTAAGAAAGGATTAATGGAACATAGGAAAGGACAATTAAATAACACAGATATAACATGGACAGGATATAAAGATTGTCCATTTGTAAATCAAAAAAGAATACAAGAATATAAATCCTTAAATGAAGGATGGTACTATGCAATGTATCAATTAATGGTATCGATCGCAGGTAATGCAATCAGCAAAGGTTATCCCATCACTTCAAAAGAGATAGAATTTTTAATCAGAGATCTCGATAGCGATACAGGTAATTGGTATGAAAAAAGACCAATAGATAAAGAAGCTGATCGCGCGATCGAATTTGTATTTAGGAAAAACATATGATGAAAAGTAAATGGATCGATAATGGAAATATTTAGTGTATTATTTACTATATTAATACTCATAGTAACCGGTTGGTTTGCATGGGAAAGCTCTGTTATGGTATCAGAGAAAAAAGCCCGACAAAGAGCCGGAACACATGATTACTATGGCAATCCAATTAAAAAGGAAAAAGAACATGAGAAGATATAACCATCGCGATTACATACTTTGGATATTATTAGGAATATCATTTGCATTGATTGCATTAGATGCTAATGCTATTAATGAAGATAGAGATAGATTCTGCTTAGCTCGAAACATTTATTATGAAAATTGAGGAATTAAGCGAAATGGAATTTACTAGAGATGATCTAACAGAAGAAAGTCAAACCAGAATTACACAAGAAGCCATCAGGATGACCAAAGGTATAATTGATGGTGGAGTATCTAGAGATTCTCTACAAGGCAGACATAGAACCTTCGAAGATATCCAGAGAGATTGTGAGAATGGTTTAGTTGCAGAACAATATCTAATACAAGAACATGAGTATCGTGATAACCCTAAAATGTGGCATGATATTATATCTCCAGAGGGTGTAGAAGTAGAAGTTAAAACTTTTAGATATAATTATCCCCAAACCAAATTTGAACACATCTTAAAATTAGAACATAGAAAAACAAAATACCCACACGTAATTATGTTTATGAGAACGGAAGGGGTTTATACTTTTGATTCTTATTTCGAATATAATTATGAAAAAGAACAATATAAAGCTCATTGGAAATGGATAGGTGTATAATGGCTGGTGAATCAACAATTAAATCCCTAACCCCAAACTATGAACTACATAGTAGGGCAGACATACCTGATGATTATCATTGCACGTGTGATCTTTGCACAAAGAATTTTCTTGGTGAGATATATCATACTCCAACAGATCAATACTATACCAATTATACCAGAAATAGCTATTACTTTCCAGATGAAAAACCACCTGGGGGTTTTGATAAACATATATGCCCCGGACACTGGTCTGGGTACCGTTGGGCTATCCAAAATTTAACCGAGCCAGGTGATACGGTATTTGACCCAACAGTTGGAACAGGAACAGCTATTGTAGAAGCTATTAACAATGGTCGAAATGGAGTAGGTATAGAATTAGAATTTGCAGAAATTACCAAAAGAACAGTTCAAGTTCAAATCGAAAGAGGAACAGCAAAAGGAGATTCTCATGTAATTGAAGGAGATGCAAGAGAGCTTGACCTTCTTTTAAACGATAATGGTCATATAGGAAATGGGGTTTTTAATCTTATTGTTAATGGTACACCTTATCCAGTTTTAGGCGGAGGCCAAAGTGATGCTCCAGAAAGAGGATATACCTCTAAAGGACGAGGAGCTTCTATTACATATCAAAAAGATAAAAGTGTAGGTATTCTTAAAGGAAAAGAATATTGGAAAACTATAGGTTGTATTTATTCTAAAGCCATAGATAAACTTAAGCCTGGTGGAAAATTTGTAACAATCATTAAAGATCCTACCCAAAATAAAGAAGCTTATCTCTTGCATAAGATGATAGCTGAATATATGATGGAATCTGCCCCATTAAAATACTATGGTACATTTATCCATAAGCATCTACCTTCTACTTTGTTTATGAATACATATCCTAAGAGATATCCAGAGGTTAAAATTCCTCTATACCAAACAGGTACAGTCCTCGAAAAATATTAAAAATAAAGATTTACTTTCATCCAAAACTATGATATAATATACATTATGAAACCATTACAAATACTTAAGCGAGCCGCTGAGCTCCAAACCAAAAAAGGAAATGATTATCAAAATCCAGCTTCTAGGATAAGACAATCTGACTACTATCCACATGGTGTTAACACTATTATGGATATTATGTTAGGCAAGATCCTACGGATGCAATCCATTCTAGAAACGATGGAACAAGATAAAAATCATTCCGAGAACTTTGAATCTCTAGGAGATTCTGCAGTTGATTTAATTAATTATGCCTCATTCTTTGGTGCTTACCTAGATCATGACATTGATGGCCAAGACAAAACAAATGATATTTTTAATAGGAAAGTGAATGAAATCTAAGGATCTGTCAGAAGGATTATTTCGACTAAGAAAAAAATTACTAGAACAAGGATATGAAATAGAGACTGAAAGATGGCAAGGTGATACTAAACACCCATCTTTCCTAGAAATACTTCATGCTGATCTAGTTGTTCCATTGGTTAATACAAAAGAAAAAGCTTCAGATCTTTTAGAAGCTACTCAACCGTGGGCAGATATTCATTTTGATGAAAGGGTATCAGGTATACCTTATAATCCTCCCCCATCCCACACAATGTGGTTAAAAGATACAGACAAATATTTAAGTAGTGATGAGGTTTTTTCTCATTCATATCCAGAAAGGTTATGGCAAAATAACGGGGATAAAGCAAGGAGAGGATTGATTACCAAAGGGATAAGATTTAACATAGCTAATCTAAATACTGCAGTTGAGCTTCTTAAAAAAGAACCTACTACTAGACAGTGTTATATCCCAATATGGTTTCCAGAAGATCTTACAGCAGCTTCGCTAGGCGAACGTGTACCATGTACATTCGGATGGCATTTTATGTTAAGAAATAATAAATTGCATTGTTCTTATCATATGAGATCTTGCGATGTTATGAGACATTTACATAATGATTTATATTTTGCTAATCGATTAGCAATATGGTTAATAAAAGAAGCAGAACTCAACTCAGGGCCAAGCCTTTCAAAAGGTAATGGTATCATACCAGGAACATTACATTTTAGTTCTACTTCTTTGCATTGTTTTACAACAGATAAATATAGTTTGAATAAATTGTGTGTGGGTTTTTAATAACTGATCGAACCCAAACACGGGTTAATAATATACAAGCAATAGACCAAATGTCTTATCGTGGTCAATTATCCTATAAGGGTTATAAGCAATGGGGTGATTATGATATGTGTCATATTGCTTTACCGATGATTGATCCAGATCCAGAGATAGCTATTCAGCCTATCCAAAGTGGTGATGAACCCCCATCAATGTTTGTTGGAGAGATATTCAACTATAAAGATTTTGCTGATGGTACTTTTAAGAGCGATGCTCATATGATACATCACATAAACAAGTGGGGAGAACTAGAAAATGTTATCCACGAATTTGATGGATTCTGGTCTTTTATTACCTTCAAGCAAGATGAGCCATTAGTATATACAGATTTTCTTGGTATTAAACCAGTTTATTATAGAACAGATATGACAGCTCTAGCTTCTGAACCTGATGTTTTAAAACAATATGGTCCAGTTACACCAAATCAATTATTTCATTCGAATGTGTTAAAATGGGGATATGATCCTACAGGTGGAACACCTTGGAATGAAATCAAACAACTTAAACCAGGGCATTATTATTACCAAGGGGAAGAATTTCCATATTGGGATTGGAGTCAGGTTAAACACACTAATTTATATGATGATCTATCCAGAGCAGTTAAATTGAGATTAGGTGGATTTAGGAAAGCAGCTATATTATTATCTGGTGGATTAGATTCAACAATTATATATCAATTGGCAATGGAACAAGAATTGGATATAACAGCTATTCATGTTAATAACCATGAAAGAGAATATGTGGATCTTCTAGATTGTAATTTAATAGAAGTTAATTTAGAAGATGTATCTAATACTTACGCAGTGGAAGTTCACCAAAGCCCAGTAGATCTTGGATCAGTTAGACCCCAAATAGCTATGGCCCAAGCACTTAGAGAATTAGGATTTTATAATGTCCTAACTGGTGATGGAGCAGACGAATTGTTTGGTGGTTATTCAAGAGCTAAGCAATATGATTCTCAATACTCAGATGTATTTTGTGAATTACCTTTCTACCATTTACCAAAACTAGATAGAACAATGATGAGATCTACAGTAGAACTTCGTCCCCCATTTTTAGCTCCGAGTGTTATTCAACATGGATTACATACTCCATACTATTTTAGAGCTGGGGAAAAGAAACGTTTGAAATCCGAATTTGGGGATATAGTTCCTCAACCGATATTGGATAGAGATAAACATCCGCTAAAAACAGATGAAATAAGAAATGATCCTATGAGACAAAGATTGGTTAATCAATCGATCTGGAAAGGTGCAATTGATGGATAAGTATGATGCAAGATACCTAGAACTAGCTAAACATATAGCTACTTGGTCAAAAGACCCTAGTACGGCCGTAGGCGCGGTCGCGATAGGCGAGCGCGGGCAGGTGCTCGCGCAAGGGTATAATGGATTCCCTAGGGGTGTATTAGAACCAAAAGAACGACTAGAAAATAGGCAGGTTAAATATTCATATGTAGTCCACGCAGAAATGAATTGCATATACAATGCGGGATACAATGGAGCTAAACTTGATGATAGCACGTTGTACGTTTACGGACTTCCCGTATGTAACGAGTGTGCAAAGGGAATAATACAAGTTGGAATTACTCGAGTGGTAATTCCTAAGAATGGAACTGATGGTCCAGATAGATGGAAAGTGTCAATTCTAGAAACTCACACAATGTTTGATGAAGCAGGAATAACATATGACTTCGTTTGATCCTAATTACAACATTAATGAATTAATGGTTTACAAATGCACAAAAGTGTGGTATAATAGATATACTATGGAGAAAAATAATGCCGTCAGTTGATTTAAGACCTCGAAAGAGGCACCCAAAAGATAAACGCCCATCACGACCTATGCCATTTGATATTGCAATGCGCAAATTCAAAAAAGCAGTAGAACGTGCTGGAATTATACAAGAGGTTAGTCGTAGAGAATTTTATGAAAAACCTTGTCAAAAAAGAAATAGAAAAAAAGCAGAAGGAATAGCAAGATGGCGAAAAAAAGAAGCTTCTATGCAATTAGGTCCTCAAAAAAATGGAGAATATACTAATGGGAATAATGGATAAACTTAAAAAGAATAGCAAGATTAAAACAACAGATGTTTTGATTGATTCAATATTCTTTAAAGATCAAGAGGTTGTAACCACTTCAGTTCCAATGATAAACGCAGCTTTATCTGGAGACCTAGATGGTGGTTTATCTCCAGGACTTACTGTTCTAGCAGGACCAAGTAAGCATTTTAAAACATCATTTGCTCTTCTTATAGCAAGAGATTACTTAAAGAAGTATGATGATGCAGTGTTATTATTTTATGATTCAGAATTTGGAGCCCCACAAAGATTCTTCGAATCATTTGATATTGATTTATCAAGAGTATTACACACTCCAATCACAGACGTAGAACAATTAAAGTTCGATCTAGTTAATCAATTAGAAAGTCTGGAGAGAGGAGATAGAGTTATAATAGTTATAGATTCAATTGGTAATCTAGCTTCGAAGAAAGAGCTAGATGATACACTCAATGAAAAATCTGTAGCTGATATGACAAGGGCTAAGGCGTTAAAAGGGTTATTTAGAATGGTTACACCATATTTAACCATGAAGAGTATTTCTCTTTTAGCAGTTAATCATACCTATCAAGAGATAGGATTGTTTCCAAAAGCAATTGTTTCCGGGGGTACGGGTATTTATTATTCTGCCGATAATATATGGATTATAGGAAGACAGCAAAAGAAAGTGGGAACAGAAATAAGAGGATATAATTTTGTCATTAATGTTGAAAAATCAAGGTTTGTCAGGGAAAAGTCTAAAGTTCCTATTAGCGTTAGCTGGGAAGGTGGCATTGAGCGTTACAGCGGTTTACTGGATGTTGCTCTTGCTGGTGGCTATGTTGCTAAGCCTTCTATTGGTTGGTACTGCAGAGTTGATAAAACTACTGGAGAATTGGTCGACCCGAAAGTTAGAGAGAAAGATACGCTTTCAGAATCTTTTTGGACGCCAATATTTGATGGGACGGATTTCAAAAAATTTATCAAAGGTCATTATCAGATAGGGCATAAGCCTCTTCTAGAGTTAAAAGAAATAGAACTGGAAATATTAAATGAAGATTGAGATCACCAGTAATGATTATCAGCTTGTAGAATCTCCTAATGTAGAATTCTATGGGGTCAAACTTCTTACTGGTAAGTGGAAAAACGTCGTATACATATATGGGAAAGTCTCAATAAAAGAGAGCCCAGAATTGGATCTTGCAACTTTAGCATTTACCTATGATATACAAGAGTCAGGACAATTCGAAGAATCTGAGCTTATTGGTGATATAAATTTTAGAAATTACATCGGTGGGGTACTTCAAAATATAATAGAAGAATCACTAGAAGAAGGAGAGGTGATTGGAACAATTGGACATAACAAATCAAATACAAACGCACGTATTAAGTCATCTGATTAATGATGAAGAGTATTTACGTAGAGTAATACCCTATCTAAAATCAGATTACTTTGAACACTCACATCGCGTAGTGTTTGATCTCATTGTAGATTTTGTTAACAAACATAACAAAATGCCTACCAGTAAGATATTAGAATTAGAACTTAAAAAAGTTCAAGCACCTGATGATGTTAGAATTAATGCATCAGAATGTATTAATGAATGTAAATCTAGAAGTGATATTGAACAAGAATATCTGGTCATAGAAACAGAAAAATGGTGTAGAGATCGTGCTGTATATAATGCGATTATGGAATCAATCCAAATCATCGACGGAAAATCCAAGAAACTTAACGACACAAGAACAGAAGGATCTATTCCAGGAATTCTCCAAAGCGCTCTTGGTGTTAATTTTGATCCTAATATTGGACACGATTATATAGACAATAGTGAGGATAGATTTGAATTTTATAATTCCAAGGAATCTAGAATCCCGTGGGATTTAGATTATTTTAACAAAATTACAAAAGGCGGTTTACCAAATAAAACCTTGAATATCTGCATGGCAGGTACAGGTGTAGGTAAATCTCTTTTCATGTGTCATACTGCAGCAGCCAATCTAGAACTAGGAAAGAATGTTCTTTATATTTCTTTAGAAATGGCTGAAGAAAGAATAGCAGAAAGAATCGATGCGAATCTTATGGATCTACCTATACAACAATTGGAAACACTTCCGAAAAATGTATTCGATAACAAGATCCAAACGATAGCAAAGACCTCTATAGGGAAACTTATAGTTAAAGAGTATCCAACGGGCGGCGCCCATACAGGACACTTTAGAGCTCTACTCAACGAATTAAAGTTGAAGAAGAATTTCATACCCGATATAATTTATGTTGATTATATCAATATATGCGCGTCCGCGAGGGTGCGTGGACTCGGGGGAAGTATAAATACTTATTCATATGTTAAATCAATAGCTGAAGAGCTACGAGGTTTAGCGGTTGAGTTTAATGTCCCCATCGTGAGTGCAACGCAAACGACTAGATCTGGCTATAGTAATACTGATGTTGGATTAGAGGATACTTCTGAATCATTTGGTCTACCGGCCACGGCAGATCTTATGTTCGCTCTTATTTCAACGGAGGAACTAGAAGATCTCGGACAGATGCTGGTAAAGCAATTGAAAAATCGTTATAATGATCCAACCAAATACAAGCGTTTTGTAATTGGTATAGATCGTTCCCGCATGAAACTTTACGATGTAGAGGAATCAGCACAGACAGATATTATGTCTGATACTGTGCCTGATAAAGCAATAAACAAATTTGGTGAGGGAGAGTCAAACGATCCTTATGCCGAATTTAAAATATAAACAGAGGAAATAATATGTCATATTTAACTAAGTGCAAAGACTGGGTCGTATCACGACTTGGAGAAAGAACCTCATGGGATGGAATAACTATTGTAGTTGTCTGTGCTATGGTTCTTTTAACTGGTGGACTAATAAAATGGGTAGCTTGGGCTGGCCTAGCTTATGGCGCATATACTTTAATAAAAGCAGAGTAAATTAAATAACATTATGAATGTGAACCTTATATCATATTCGCAACCAACTGTAGATCCTTTATTAGTAGATTACGGTCTTCCAAAAGAGTTTTCGCAGTTGGTTGCTTTTTGTGCACGGGTATCTAACCCGGAAAATCAACACAATGAAGAAACTTCTGAGAAGCTAGTTAAATATCTTATCAAGAATAAACATTGGTCACCTTTAGAGATGGTTAGTGTTTGTCTGGAGATTGAAACTACTAGAGACATAGCAAGGCAACTGTTACGTCATCGAAGCTTTAGTTTCCAAGAGTTTAGTCAACGTTATGCAGATCCTACAAAGGATTTGGACTTTGAAACTAGACAAGCAAGACTGCAAGATCCTAAAAATAGACAAAATAGTATTGAAGCAGACCATGACGGATTAGAAATTGAATGGCATAAACGTCAAAGAGAAGTTATAAAAGCCGCCACAGACGCATACAGTTGGGCTATAAGCAACGGTATTGCCAAAGAGCAGGCCAGAGTAGTCCTCCCTGAAGGCAATACAATCACTAGGTTATATGTCAATGGTACCCTTCGCTCCTGGATTCATTACATAGAGCTCAGAAGGTCAAATGGAACCCAGCAAGAACATGTTCTCGCTGGAGTAGCTGAAATGTGTGCAAAAGTTATCAACAATATCTTTCCCTATAACAAAATAATATAGTACAGATGGAACGGCCGCAGGGTTGAGCCGCAACACATGACTGCTTACTATCCTCATGTTGGGTAGACCGTTCCATTTTTATGTACATAAAAGTGTGGAATACTACACTTATTCGTACATAAAAGTGTGGAATACTACACTTATTCGTACATAAAAGTGTGGAATACTACACTTATTCGTACATAAAAGTGTAAATTAATTTGAAAAAAGATGCAAAAAAAGGTTTACAAATGGTTAAAAATATGATATAATGGTTACCATAAACAATAAAAAAAATGATAAGGGGTTATAATGAATAAAGAAATAAAGTCAAATCAC